TTCTCTATCTTTTTCTACCCTAGCTCCGCTCTTCAAGATATCATAAATCTCTTTAGCTAGCTTGGACGCGTCACCTTTGTTCTTGCCTTTAAGAACTGCTTCTATAGCGCTTTTAGATAGTTTTTTAGCCATCAGTTAGCAATCCCCTACATGCCGACTGGCCAGTTCATTCCTGTCTTTCTTTTGAAAGCGGCGGCTTGGCTCGTCAACTTGGCTTTATTTTTATATGTTCTGGGATCATCTAGTCCATATTGCCTTGCAACATTTACATATTTCGTCTCAGCAGAGAGAGCCTTCATGTAGGCATCGATCTCGGTTTTTGTACCAGATATTTTCACATTTGGCTTAGAGCCGCTTCCAAAGATATATTTCAGCAAACTCTTAGTAAGGTTCCCAAACATCCTAAGAAAACTTTCATCCAGTTGTCCATTTCTAGTCTTCGAAAAGTCTAGAACAAACTCTTCTAATTTATCTTCTTCCAGTTTATCCATTTTGATACTCTCCTAGTACTATATAACTAGTTCAAGATATAAAAAAGGGACACACTATACCTCTTACCTACCCGGAGGGCGGGGCGAGTTTGTTGACAGAGGAGTTCCCTTCTTGGAGCCCTTGTATGCCTGCTCGCGTGCCTCTGCTTCATCTTTTAATTGCTTGGACAGGCGCTCAACGAACCAAGTTCTCAAGCCGACTGGTAAACTATACGCCTCTGTGAAGCTCCAGCTACCATAATATTTCATAAAGAAGAATATCTCATAGACATTCGACATGTAATCAGGACTTAGGCCAAAAAAACTCCGTCGTAAACGGAACCTCCAGTTCCGCTACATGATCGCAGATGTCACACATAAATTCTTGTGCGGAGTCGATATCTGGCGTTACTGTCTTATATACAGTCCTCAAGTACCTTGAATCAAAAGCTGGCATTGTTTGAATAAATTGATTTATTGTTCTTTTGTCTGTATTGCCGTTAACTGCGGCGACAAACATTTTCATTTGCTCAGTCAACATGTTCTCGGACAGTTTTTCTCTTTTTCTCTTTTCCATTCTCTTGAGAAGATCTCTTTCGTCTTTTCCTGTCAACATTCTAATTTCAGTCTTTACGCCAGATCTTGGCAACTCAAGTTCGAAGTTATTGTTTGGTAGCTTGACGACAGAATTCAGCTTTTTATGTGAGTCCAAAGGGCGGCAGTTTATATCTAATAAATTAAATTCGTGCTTCTGTTGGTTTCCACAGGAAGGGCAGCCAACAGTTGCAACATAATCTTCACCATATGCTGAAGATCTTGCTGCCATCATGATGGCGTTCCTATCTCCGGAAAGCAAAGAATCCGTATTGATAGATTTATCAACAACAATACTTTGTATCATCCTGTCTAGAGCCAAGCCTTTCTTAAGTAAAGTTTTGGAAGTCAGAATATCTTCTTCTTTCGCAGTCATGTGTCTAATTTCTATCGTTTCGGATCCGCATAGCGGATGGTGCTCTGGATAGAAGATTCCCTTTGAAGGGAGTTCAACTATTTCCGTTGGAACAACGAATGAAAGCCCGCTGTTTCCAGCCGGCTGTGGTGGGGTTTGAGAACCTGCATCCGTTGGTGAGCCTAGTGGTTTGTCCTCTAAGCCGCTACCAAAACGGTCTTGGTTATTTCTTGATGACAATATACACCTCGCATGTTAAAATTATTGTCTTTTTTGTTAATTGTTTAGCTGCCTGGATAAGGATCTGTTGAGCCATCTGTGCTCCAGAACTTTTGCTGGCCAGCCAAGCTTGTGCCGTCTGCGCCATCTGTGAGAACTTCTAGCGTTGCAAAGTCATATGTGAACTCCATGTCAATCTCTGACATCTCTTCTTGGCCATAATCAAGCGTACTAGGAGTAACCTTTGTTAAGAATGCGTTCCAAAGAGTCCATTTCTCAATCTCCAAGCCTTCCCAGTCAATCTGAGATATTACAACATCACCCAATGAGCTAACTGCCAAGGATTTAGCAGTAGTGGTGAGATCACCAGGATTCGTAGGAGGATGGTAGCCGGCTGCTGTAGTGATTGCTGCCAGAGTTGAAACAGCATCTGGAGAAACTGGGTCTACAATCTTGCACGAAATTGGCTGCCATTCTGTTCTGCCCGGAAAGTTGAACTTGTGATTCAAATACATATGTTCAACAGCATTTGTTGTCCAGTTTGGCTTGTCTACTGACTTTGCAAACCAGAGATGAGATTGATTAAAGCTAGTCAGTCGAATGATAAATCTAAAGCTACGCTTCGGATCTCTTACTCCTGCTGCTAATTTTTCGGTCCAAAATGCCATTATTAAATTCTCCTTGTTATGCTATAACTAGTATTCATATTTTTTTAATCATCAAAAGATGCGCCGGTGGGGGCAATTACGAAATCAACTGCGATGTACTCGATTGCTCTAGCTGGCTTCAAGAGAATCTTGGCGTATAACACATTCTGATCAATCAGATCAGGAGTTGTAGTAGATTCGTCTAGAATCAAGCGATACTCAGTGAGTCCGAACCTAGTCTTAACACTTGAAAGAAGAGGCTCGACGAGCGCCTTAAACCTATCCCAAGTTGCCTGAACATTCTGATCGAACAAGACTTGTGCTGATTTACGAGAAACTTCCTTCTTCAAGTATATCATGAGTCGACGAACATTGATTCTATCAAGTGCAGATCTGCCAGCTTGAAGCGTCTTCTGCCCAAAGATAACGATGCCCTCGGCTGGGAAGCTTGCGATTGGATTGATGTTGTATGTATACAAGTCATCACGATCCTTAGAACTCAACCTTTCACGAACATTGGTTACTTGGATGCCTGCGGCTCCATCTGTTAGTCCGCCGCGGTTAAACCCAGCAGGAGCGAACCACAGTTCTGCTTTACGCTCTGAGTTTGCCATCGTGCCTAGAGCAACAATTGAAGGCGGAGCCCAAAGGACATCACCGTCGATGCTGTCGCGGATTTGCACCCATGGATAGTAAGTACACCCATAAGAAGAGTTAAGTCGACGAGATTTAATATTACTAATCACTGCCGAGACGCTTCCTCGCCTGTTAGCGACAGTAGAAGTGTTCTCAGTAAACGGAACATATCCATCAGCGAGATCAATAATCGCGAGAGCATCACCTCTTTCTTCACAAATCTTCATAGCGTGATCTGTCAAGCCAGTATTGGTAACACCAGGCATCGTAAGAAGGTTGTACTCAACATACTCTGGATCGGCGCATGTGTCAAGTGCTCGCTTAACGCTGTGATAAGCGTAGTTAGCAAGCTCTGTGGCGTCGTCCAGCTTAGTGTTTCGGAAAGGCTCTTTCTCTGTGATGTCAAGCCCATCGAATCCGCCGGCGAAACAGGTTGTAAACTTATTGTATCCCTTATCAAGTAGCGCACCGAAGCTTGAAGAAACTGCTGAAAGCGAAGTTCCTGCTACGCGTGAACCAGAGTTGAAGTAAGCGATACCAGTTCCAGTATCAATTTTAACATCATCCAGAGAGAACTGGAAGGAATACTCTGTGCTGGTGTTATTTGGATCCCAAGAAGCAGCAGAAATATCGGCTGGTAGCGCTCGCAACATATCAGGTACAGACTCGTCATAAACAGTAGAGGTTGCTCCTCGTGTCGTTAGAACACCGAAGTATGCATTGGTTGGATCTGCCATTCCACCATCTGAAGCAGAGTTTCTGAGCAGTAGGCGTGGGAACTGAACTGAGCCGGTAAACTCGTTACGCCCCTCAATATCCGCGGCAACGGCCGGCCCATTAAAGATAAAGGAGCTTGTTCCGTATGTCGCTGATGGAGCATCGCCAGTGATGCTACCAAAACCTGCTATCATAGCATGTCCAAATTTTGTCCAGCCATCTATTCCATATCCGGTGGTATCCCCGAAATTGTGTACATCTCCAGCAGTACCAGACATCAAGTTGAAGCTGGTTGGGCGAGGATGCCCAAGAACGCCGGCTGGGACATATTCCGGATCGGTAGTTCCCTCGTCAACATCCTGATTCAACTCTACATAGATATATTTAGATTGATTTGGGTGATTGCCATAGTATCGGTACCTTCTCTCGGAATCGCTCCATGTTGCGTACACATCACCAATTCTACGAGCGATGTAGTTTGGAGAGTTAGGGTTCAGATTAAGATTTGAATATCTCTCGGCAACCTGGACGGCATTGTCTGTATCTCTTAGGCTTCGAAGAACAACCGAGAATGTTCCGTAAGGATCAACATCTGGGTTTGTTGCGAGCTTAATGTCTTCAATCGAAATCTTGAAGCTATTCTGTACAGATTCGCCGCCGTCAAGGCTGACGAATCGGAAAAGCTTCTGCATACTCTTTGGTTTAAAAGCTGCCGTGTCTGTTGATGTGTCTTGCGAGACAAACCATCCAGTTTTAGAGTTCTGGAAGCCCATTTGCATGTTGTGGTATCCATAAGAGCCAGAAGCGACACCACAGATCATTGCATAGTAAGAGCCGGAAGACTGTGACGAGCCGTAAATGCGGTCGAGGTTCTGATCGAATGTTTGTCCCAGCCAGTATGGAGTAACAGTCTCAGTGTGAGTTGAGTTAGCTGCTTGCGGGTTTGTATTGAACACTTTTCGAATATAAAGATCTGACTCTCTATTAAAGTTAAATGTGGTTTCTTTTACTGTTGTGCTTCCAGATGTAATCTTTGCGCGGAAAGTTAAGTTTGAGCCCAAGTCATTTATCATAAGTGCGTTACCGCTAGCAAGAGTGTTAGACACCCTCATTGTACCAGATAGAACAATCTTTGCATCGTTCATGTACCAAACAGCAGCAAGAGAGCCTGTGGATACCTTTCCAGAGGCTGGCGCGGAGCTTTGAGAGTTGAATACGAAAAGTCCGTATGCGCCACCTGTTGAAGTAGCGCCAAGAGCATTTGTAGTAGTCCAGCCGGCTTTACCGCCAGTTGTGTAGCTGTCATGCTGATCTCCGAGAAGTCGAAGGATGCTTACAGGGCCGACGCCTGAATTCAAATATGCTTGTGCAGCATATGCTGCGTAAGTTGGGCCGACATTGTTTCCATCTCGCCAAACATCGCCGCCTTTTCCGCCGGCGACTGGATTGCCAAAGGTTTGAACGAATTCAGAAAAACTGTTAATTTTAACAGGGCGCATCGCTGGGCCGGTTCGAGTTCGTCCAATGATAACAGGGCCCATATTCTCAGGTGTTCTAGGGATAAACGAGTTGTCGATCTCGTTAACAAAGATTCCCGGTGATACAAACTTAAACTTTTTAACTGACATATTTAGATTTCTCCTTTACAATCCGCTGCTAGCTGAACGATTCTTTGCGAAGTGTTTCGTATTATAAATAGTAAGCCAAATGCCAAAGAGTACTTACTCTTTATAAAATTGACCGTCTTTTGCGTGAGGGTGGATGTCTCCAAACACCACCCTCTCTCTTGGCTGGCGAATAACAACACGATTTTCTCTCACTACAATCTTTGGGCGTTCCGTGTTTGACATCTCTCCCATCAAATGCCCAAGCACTCTAATCTCTATAGATGTCTTATAAGTCCTTTCGTCTTCGCCCAAATCTGAAGTGTTGTTTTCAAAAGAAAAGTTTTGCGGCAAAAACGCTTCGAATTGATGTCCGTCATACTTTATAAAAAATTCATTTATCTGTCCCGTTCTCAACAGGAACGGAGTCAGCAATTCATTCATCTGCTGTTGGTATTCAGTTTGTATGAGAAGATTGTAATTTACATTCACATAAACTGGAAGGGGGATTGTTATCGTTTCTGTTACTATCTTACTGTTTTTGGATGGATAATAAATATCTCCCTTTCCAACGGTTCTTTCTCCAATGTTTCCTCGCAAGTGAGAAACATCATTTGCAGCGAAAAGACTAGTCTTCTCTTGTTGTACCCTTCTTCCTATGGTCATTGAGCCGCCGGCGGCATCATTCTGAGGGGGTATATGTGCAGTCAGTCTTCCATGCATAGTGGGATTTTTAGTTACCGATGTTTTTTCTAGAGTGATAACTGGGAGCTTAAGAACTCCCTTATCATCTCTGGTGTCTTTATCGTTCTTTATTTGGAAGGCTCTTTCTGGCGTCATCCAAACTACTGGTACTTTATTGAAGCCCTTGTTAGATGTGGTAAACAAGTTTAGCTCTTCATCCAGATAAGAATACAAAGCCCTATCTATCGTCTCTAGGGTGGAGGGCATCATTTCTATATCTTGATTAGCAGAGATATTCGCTTTGCTTAAATTTTCTTTATTTCTAACTGGCATCGAAAAGCCCCTTTCTTGCTCTCTTGCATTTCGCAGAGATTTCCATTCTGTCATCTATTTGGCCAAAGATTCTTGTTGGCTCTCCGAGAGTATGGATCTCATAATATATATCACCATATAAAACAAAGTCTCCCTCTCTTATATACAAATCTTGATCCTCAGTCAGCCTTCTCTTGTGAAAATGAACAGTAATAGTTGCATCTTTATCTAGCCCAACACCGCCCATAAACTTTGTTGCGATGCCGTCGAACTCAATAAGAGCATAAACCCTAATTGGCGGAAGGAAAGTTTTTGTTATTGCTTCTCCATAAAGATCATGAAAGTTTGTTCTCTCTATATCAATAGGATAATAAATTATAGTTTGCCCTATTACTCTCTCGATAAGCTCGTCATTAACTTGCTTGACAAGATTCTTTTCTTTTTTGCCGGCGAACATTGGTGGGGGCGCTTGAGCCGGCTGCTTCCATTTATTTTTTACTGACATTTAATTACCCCACAAATATTCTCAATGGTATACCGGCTTGAATCCTTCCTACATTTTCAATAAGTTCCGCATCCGTTTCCATCAACTTATTATAAGTCATTTCATCCAGAGTCGTCTTAAGCTCTTCCCTTAGTTTATCTTGCATCTCTTTACCTTCAGATATCAAGGCTGGACCGTTGAGTGTCAGGCTTTCTCCTGGTATCGGCAAAGTGGAGAACTTGCTTCTGATCTGGCCCAAAGTCTCTTTGCTGAGTGCCAAAGAAAATCTTCTAATCCATTGCTTTCCTATGGAGTTTATATTGTCGTAAGGAAGATTATTGAAAGGAGCAGTGTTCATATTGTTAATGCCATCGATGCCAATCTTTGCCGTGTCGTATTCTTCCCACGCATCCTTCTTGACGCTAAATGCAACCCAGAACTTATCAGCCAAGCCGCCGGCAGATCCTGAGTGTGGTGCCGGAAATAGTCGCAACTTATTGTTTGATATCTCATATGAGAAATGAGATGTTCTTGTGTATATGTTATCTTCATAAGCCATGGCTTGAAGTTTATTCTGCCAAGCAGGTATGACTTCGAATGTAGAATCGTCTGCAAATTGCCCATAAGTCTGAAAGTTACCCACAACTCCAACGCCGCCGTAGTACCCATAAAATCTCCACATAGCGGCCGCTGTTTTATAATATACCCTCTTGATTGAAACTTTGTTGTTACCAACCAAGCCGGCATAGTCTACTGAGCCTCCCGTCCCTTCGTCTTTGTTGCCGTCTGACGATGCGGATATAATTCTTTGTAAGTCGTAGTCCTGAACTCCGCCAGTAACTCTAAACGATGCTGAATATAGAGTTTGATTGCCGCCGGCGTCTGCATCGAAAGAAAGAGCATCAGAAACCCTAGTTGCATAAGAAAACTCGAATCTAGGATATTTTAGATTGATAGAAGCAGTTATAGGAGAGTCTGGCTTAAAAGAGCCATCGTGCGCAAAGGTGCCAGTAGTGGCGCCCAAAAAGTCAGAAAGAACATTCTTTGCTTGATGGGTGTTGATAATATACGAATACTCTAAGCATGCTTCCTCATAGTTAGCATATACTGCCGAAGAAGAAAGCTCAATGTCGAGCACATCTCCTCCGAGTTTTCTATATGTATAGGCAACCTGTGCTTGCGCGCCGGATAGAAACCCTTCTGATCCAGTGTAGGCGCCAATGGGGCATGCCGTGGCTACATCGAGCACATTGCCAGTAACTGGCAAAACAATAGCGTTAGTGGTGCTTGACGGCGTTAGAGTGGGATATGCCATTCATTAGTTCTCCTATCTTCAGAAGTAAATAGTTATCTATAGGCAAAAACCCTAGCGATACTTGGTGCTTATGTTTAATCTAGCCCATTCATAGTAAGAATAGCAACCAACCCTGGTAGATTTTCTTTTACATATACCCCAGCGAAGAGTGTGTCTGTTCTTCCGCCGACATAAGATATTGCGGCATCCAGGTGTTTGCTGACATCCGGATCGTTAGCCATCTCCTCAGTTACAACCAGTAACATTGAGCCTGTTGATGGCTTGCCTTTGGGAAGAGGACATGGCGATCTTTTCAGGCAATTCTGGAAAATGACGGCTCCTAAGTTGGGATCGCCCGGATCTGTAACAATAGTAGAGCCAATAAACATTCTCTTCTTAGTTCTTAAACACCTCTCCAAATCCTTTGAGTCGAACGACTGAATCGATGATTGCTCCGAAGATAGTTTGAGGACTTGCCCCATCAGTTTGGCAAATGCCGTATTAGCGAACGGGAACATGCCTAGCATGCCCACCTTGCCTCTCAACAGCCTCACCTGTCTCTCGTTGTCTAGAATGATGTGAGCGTGCTTAGAAACATCCTTTAAGAGGGAAGCAGCATTCTTGCTGATAGTTGAGTTTAAAGCCTCCTGAGCGGACGGCTGGGAGACAACATATACGATGGAGCCTCCGGCGCTGACTGACTTCAAATAACGCTCAAAAACGCCATGCAAAGATGCAGCAGCGCTACCAGTGCCACCACCTCCGCCAGCGAGTACGAATAGCCAGTCGACATTTCCGAGTTTTGTTCTCAGGGCATCTTCTACGACAGCACCGTTATCTGCAAATATTGTTTTACCAAGATTCACATCTTTTCCGATTCCATCTGCATCTGGGATCAATACAACATGTTTCTCGTCTACTCCTTCTGGAATATCCTTTGCTGTCGTGTTTACAAGTAAAGTTTTGTTGAAGCCGATGTCAAGAAATGCTTTTGCCATCTTACCTCCGCCTCCACCAATGCCGATAACGGCACAGTTCAGGGAGGAGATAACTTCATTTTCATCAAGCTGCTCTTCTCCTTTTACTTCCTCGCTGTCCCCATAATGCTCTATGAAATCGAAATCACTCATTTCTTCTTCCTCGTTGACTTTTTTGTTGTAGTCTTCTTGGTTGTTTTTGGTTTTGCCTTTGCTTTTGTCTTTGGAGCCGATTTCTTCTTGAGAGTAGGTTTTGGCTTTTCTACCTCTACGACTTCTACCGGTACCGGTGTAACAACTTTTTCTTCAAACGACAAGCTGGGCTCCGGTACAAACTCGATGATCGTCTCAACGGGCGGCTCTGCAATTTCAACCTTTTCAGCTTTTGTTTTTGTTTTTGATGCCCACGCTGCTTTTAAGTTCTTATATTTGTCCAAGCTCTTAGCAAACTTTGGATTGAGCATAAATCTTTTTTTCTTACCCACAATACCTCCAGTGGTTTGTAATAAATAGTTTCCATAAAAAGAAAACCCCCAACCGATTGGAAGGGGGGAGTTTGTTAGATTGTTATATTAATTTATATGCTTGTGTTAGCAACAGCTTTTGCACTACCAATATATTTAATGTAAATTACTATTTTGCCGCTAGTGTTAGCTGCGGTACCAGTAGCGTTACCAGTACTATTATTAATCAGGCATAAATGTGTCCCTGCTCCACCGGCAACAACAGATGCGGCGGTGGTGCCGGAAAATACAGCCGACGAGATTGATCCAATAGCACCTTTTGCATCAGTACCAAGATCCATACTAGCAATAATATCCCCTGTGGAAGTCATGACTGTATTAGCCGCAGCAGGACTTGTGCTGCTAATACAAAGATCGACAGCACTTGTGTCAGCATCACTGAATACTTCGCTTGTTATGACATGGCATGCCAAGACTAAACAGTTTGCTGGAACTGTTGCAACAGTTTTGATAAGTCCATTATCTGTGGCTGTCATTGTAACTGCACCTAAATCGATTTCATACGCCGCTTCATAAACTCCATAAGCGTCCGATGGTGCGAGCCCCACTTGTTCAAGCCCGGTGACGCCTGATCCAGCGCCCATCGCTAAATCTCTCTTCAAATTTTCCACGAGCTTCTCCATACGGCCAAGCCCCATTCTTCTATTTCCCATAATTTGTTCCCTCCTCAAGGTATATAATGGTTATCGATAACCCGATCATAATCGCGAAAAATAGCCAGCCACTTCGGCTATAATTCTTTAAGGATCAGTGGCCCCGACCCCGAAGAAAACTTTCAAGTCGTTTATAAGTAGTTCTTTGGATTTGATTAAGACTATCATAAATAAAAAAACCCCACCTTCCGAAGAAGGCAGGGCTGCGTTTAATTACGCTTCGGTTAGCTATTAGCTACCTGACTCACCCAAGAGTCCACGGACGACAACAAGGCCGTACATGTCGGGACGCACCATCTGTTTGGCGTACCGAGTCATCACGCCCTTGCGGGGCACGAAGTCTTCAGGTCCAAAGATGGTAGGAGTGACTTGCAGGGGTACATACGGAGCATATACATAGCCGCTTTCAAGGAAGCTAGCGCCCTTACGACCGACGAGAACAACATTCCGTGGGAAATAAGGATCAACATAGACATCCCACTTCTTGGAGAGGCTACCAGCCTTAACAGCACCGACAGTTCCGGTTGCAGCATCAGCAGTGATGCTTGCGCGGAATCCAGAGGTGAACTCAAGGATGTTAGCAACTTCAGGAGAAGTAACGACGAAGTTTGCACCACCTCGCAGAGTCTTACGATGAATCTGAGCAGAGACATCATTGATAGTCTCGCAAAGAGTCTCGTACCACTCGCTTACAGTACCAGTGAAGTCAGGAGCAGCAGATGTTGCGCCAACCTCAATACCGGTTTCGCGGTTCAGGAACATTCCTGGAGAGCGTGACCAGTAGTAGGTACCAGCAGTTGCACCGGCAATCAAGTCGCCCAGAATCTCACGATCAATTTCGAGAGCAATCTGCTCTGAAAGGATGCTTGTGAGTTCGACTTCAGCGTCGAGGTTGTGATAGGCGTTTAGATCCTGTCCCAACTCTGGTGACCATTTTGCTTTGAGCTTCTTGGTGATTGCAGTCACAGCGACAGAATCGACTTTGATGTCAATTTCTGGCATCTCTGCCTGGTTCTCAAGTGCCCATGTAGTCTGCCCAACAACAGCACCGGTGGCGCCGCCTTGAGTAAAGTCATCAGCTTCAGCCCATGCCATGGCAAGATCATCCTTACCAGTTGCAAGGGATGTTGCTGTGTAGTCGCCATTGATGCATGCGAAATACACAAGAACATCTGCCGAGGACTTATCACCGAATGTTGCTTTGGAAGAACCAGAGAACGCAGTGAGTCGACGAACCTGCAACTGTGAGCCAGAGCCAAGAGCACTCTGAAGTCGAAGTGACTTAAGGTTGTCTCGGTTTAACTGAACCAGCGCTGCTACAGACGCTTTTGCGATGTAGACATTAGTAGAGCCAGAGATAAAATCTGGATCAAACTTACACATCTTGTCGAATTGGCCTTGAGTCATGCCGCCAAGCTCTGAAGTAGAGCCCGTGCCGCCGAATGTACCGGAAGCAACCGCTGTCAGCGTGAGAACATCAGAACCCGTTGGTGAAGAGTAGCCTTGATGCAGAGCATAAGGGCCGCTTTCAGCGTGGGCGCCGGTGAGGTGGATACCGCCAGTGATCGCGCTGGCAACTTTGTTACCACCGTAAATCGATGCATCAGCAGCGTATCCGTCCCCTTGAGTTCTCGTGTATGTGAAGTCAAGGAAGAAAATGAGTCCTGAAGGCAGGCTCATTGGCTGAACGCTGACGATATCGTTAGCGATCAATCCGCCGAATACTCGACGGACAATTGGGAATGCGACGGCAGCAAAGCCCTCGACATCTCCACCAGACATGGTGGATGCTTCCCTAAGCAGTTGTGCTGCTTGGTTTTCTAAAAGGCGCGCCATACCCTGACGGGCTTGGTCGGCTTCCATGCCTTCCAAAAGTCCAGTCTTCTCCCACTTGGAAAGAAGTGCGTTAGACTCTTTTGAAAGATCACGGGAGACGATGCCTTCGGTTAATTTATCTAAAATAGCCATTGTTTTTTATCTCCTTTAATGATTAATTAATTACTACTTTTTAATGCCGGCAAGAATTTTCATTCTATCGGCATATGGATTTACTTTTTCTTCTTCCCGACGAACGGAAAGAATGGACGATGGACGCGATACAGCCTCGCTCAGTGATTTTGGTGCTGGACGGCTTGTAGCCGTTGTACCCACTGCGCTTTGAAGTGTGTCGAATATAACCTTCGCCTCGTTTGGTGAATCCGCCTTATTAATAGACTCGACAATTCTTTTTCTTTGTCGCTCATTCAAGGAGTTGCTATCCAAAACACGGTTCGTGTAAAGCAATTTTGCATTTGATAAATTAACTTCATCAAGTTTCTCTTTCATTTGCAAGATTACTGATCTAAATTCTTTATTTTCTTTTGTTAAATCTTTATTTGCCTCTTCTAGTTCGGCTTTTTCTTCTTCTAACTCTGTAGATTCCAGTTGCGCTGCCTCTAGTTCTGCCTCGTATTCTACTAGGCTATCTGCTGTGCCTTTCCAGCCAAATTTTTCGCCGCCGGTTTGGACATCTAGGTTTACTTTTTCTAACAATTCTTCGTCGATATCGATTTCTTCGTCAATGCTCTCGGCAGTGATGCCTGCCATTTTAACTCCGGGCAGTCGCGGGGTTTCGATGCGATCGCCGGGTTCACGCGTGTCTGGCGCCCTGCTCGCCAGATAAGCTTCAAGCTCTGCCTTGTGGGCTTCTGCCTCTTCTCTTGTCATGTCACCTATCGATTTTCGCATTTTATATGCTGATGTGCCTGGGACATAATCCATAATACCTTCTTCTAGTTCTTCTTCTGGAGTCTCTGGAGATATAAACTTAATTTCTTCCTCCTCTTCTGGGCAGTCCTCCATTATTCCGCTAATATATTCTCTCAATGAATCCTCATCAAGTTCAATTTCTTCGTCTAGCCCAACATCTTCTTGCAGCGATCCGGCTTCTGGCGCCGTCTCTGTGGGCTCTAGCTCATCTGCCATGGCGAGAAGCTCATCAACATCCACAGTAACTTCTTGTTTGTCGTCCGGACAAGTACACAAAGTCTCACCCTCAGTTGAGGCAAGAGGCGCATCGATTGTTCCAGCTTCGGCAGGCTCTCCTTCCATTTCGGGATCTTCAAGATCCATTGGCTCTTCCAGATCCATCTCGTCCTCTGGTGCTTCTTCGAGAATCTTCGAGACTGCTTCTTTAATATCGAGGGAATACTTGTTTATCACCTCTGTTTCCGCACTTTTAAGCGCTGCTTCTCTAAGCGCTGTTGCGTCAATGAACGCTTGTTCCAACATTGTCGACATATTTGAGCCACTCCTAAGATATAATTGTCAAAATAAATAGTATTCAGTTTTGTAAAATACTATGTTTAGTTTCAGATTGGGTTTGTAATGGGATTGGAGGCCCTTAATTATGGTATGTCTACTCTAGTATATAATTCTATCACATGAGTAAAGTTTGTTAAATCTGGCTGGGTTTCTGGATCGAACCTCCACGCGATGGCATCGCCTTCTTGGAAGTGTATAACGCCAGAAGAACCAGTAGAAGAAAACTCATAAGTTGTTGATGCGGCGGCACATTCCACCTGAACTGTTTCCATTAGTGTTGCCGGATTTGCTGTAGCGTCGATTGCTTTATAAAACTTTAAGTCACATGTATCGCCGGCTACTGA